ACAATGCAGAACCTTGGAAAGTTCAATCAATGCAGTTGCAGAGGGTAAATACCGTCCATTTTCGATGCAACTTAAATTCCCAGACGATAAACTAGTTTGAGCTTGTATCTGTAATTGTGTTATTTTTAATTCTTTGCGTCGATCTTTAATTCGTTGACCAATCATATTATCCATGTATTCCTCCAATTCTCAAAGATAATCTTAGATATCTAAAATAAAATATCAGAAATCTAATAAAAAACGATTGACATTCTTAGATATCTAAGATAAACTATCTTTGCAAGGGGTTATTAATAACCCACAAATCATAACAAATAATCTTGAAAATCGCAATACCGGAAATCTCCGGAAAATGTAAGTCGCCCGCGTCAGGGCAAGTAATAAATTCGGTAAAATGAAGATGCAGTCGGGACTCTCCCACTTTCTATTTCAAATCAGGTTCGGACGTATACACAATCCGTCCGTCCTCGGTTTTTATAGTAATAGGTATGCGACGATTTTCTCTCCGAAAGAAATCTTCGCAAATCTCAGTCACCTGCTTTTTAGCAGTTTCGTAGTTGGCGAAATTGCAATCAATGGTGAAAGAGAGAGTATGTTTAAAACAACCACCTTCCCATACGTGTGTTGTTAAATCTGTATTTTTCATAAGATTGTCCCGGCTGCATTTTCATTGTAACACATTGGCAAAGAATTTGGGATAGTTATTTTTGGAGGTTGCAATGGAAAAAATGAATCCAGATATTCCTCTTCAAAATGCTTGTCTGGAGTATTTTAAGAGACAAAAGAGGATGCGTCAGAATGATAAAGTGCGTATCAGCTTTAGTGGACTGTTTCCAGAAAACAGAAAAGAGGAAAAGAAATGAAACACGGAAAACGACCGACATTGGTACATAAAAAACTGATGAGGGCTCATGGACTGGATCCAGATGAGTGGCTGGTGGTGAGAGACCAACCGACTCACATCGAAATTGTCAAAAAGTCTGATTTAAAGAAGATTTTCGGCAAGGCCAGGGTGAAGGTTCTGATCAAAGATATTTAGGAAGGAAATTCAGATGGAAAACAAAATAAAAAATGAAGAGGATTATGAATTCTCTGAGGAGTTTATCCATAACATCGCACAGATTCTGAAGCTTTGTTATGAACATAATACTGATACAGCAGAATTATCTCTTGATGTGAATGGAAAGAAACTGCATATTGAGATAACATTTTCGATAACCAGCTAGATAAGGAGCAGAGGTGAGTGTATGAGACTGACTGATTTTGGAAAGGTGGTCAAGAAAAGACTCATCGACAAGGATATGACGCAGGCGCAGCTCGCCGCACTGATCGGATGTGAGAAGCAGTATCTGCACAAGATCCTAGTTGGTGAGCGCAGCGGTGAGAAGTATCGGGAAGCGATCTCTGTGATTTTGGAGATTGATCTGGTGGCCTAGGAGGAGGTGAACGGAGTGGCTGAGACGTATGTCACATTGACAGAGGCTGCGGAATTAGAAGGAATAAAGAGTAAAACGATGGCGAGAAGAACCCAGCGTGACCGAGAAAGTTTTGTTACAAAAACGGAAAAGTCTGGAACTGGTGGAAAGGACATCGTCTATGTGGCTGTTTCTTCCCTTTCCAAACCAGCGCGGAACGCCTGGAAGGAGCGGGAAAAGCTGAAGGCGATGGCGGAAGCACCACAGGAGACAGCTGAGAATGTCAAGCAGGACATCCCCTGGTATGTGTCGGTGGATCCAGAATGGTACATTGAAAAATACAAGGAACACTATTACAAGGCTGTGGAGCTTGGCAAC